TCATCTATTAAGAGGGCTAATTGCTCTCTAATGTCTTGTAATTTTATTCCCGGTTCACCTGATAATTTAAATAATTCAGCTAATAAGTCGGTAACTATATCAGCATTACCGTTCAAACATATATATTTTATTTCAATTCTTAATTCTTCCAGTAACTTCATAATATCGCTTTTGTCTTACAAATATAACTATTAATAAATTGAATAAACATGATAAAAGTCATGGTTATAATAATATTTCTGCAAATGTTATTTAGCTAATTCTTTTGCTTTATCGTATACTAGCCATGTTCTTGTTCTTACTGTGTATATAAACTCTTCATGTTCATTTTCTGAATACATGTATGCTGCAGCATCGAATAATCCTTGTTCTACAACACATACTAAGTTCTCTTTAAATCTTTCATCTGTAATTACTGCGCCATCATTAATTAATGCTTGTACTTTACCAAGGTTTGGCAAAATTTCACCTTTACTATTTTTATTAATATAAAGTCCCATAATTGTAATTTATTTAGTTAATTTTTAATTATATTGCATTATACAAAGCGGCTGCATGGCACAATTTCAAAGCCCGATTGTTTTTTACTGGAAACGATATAAACCGTTTTGTTTCTTATGCCGCTTTGGGTTTTTAAATCTCAATCCTTTTGCCATTAACCATAAGCTTATTGTCAATTATGGTTAACTTAGCATTGAATTTTAATAATAGGTCTTTAAGTTCAATTTCAAAACTTAATAAATCCATCCTTTTTGCTATCATTCTGCTCTTTTGTACTTGTTTTCTTGTCATTGTGCTCCTCCCTTTGAATTTGTTTTTTTACTCTGCGTTTATTCCTTTTAGATAAATTAAAGGAACTTAAAATAATTTCAAATCTTGACATCCTATTTAATTTAAGTTAAAAAAATAGTAACTATTAAAAAAAATATACCTGATATAATGCTTAATAATAATAAAAATTCTAATATTGATTTTAGTGCTTTCATAATTATAATTTATTTAGTTATTTTTTATTTTGTTTCGAAACTTTTTTGTTTAGTGCTTTTGCCTGTTCATCAATTAGCTTAGTTTCTTTTGCTAATTGCTGTAAGTTTTTTAGTAGATTTTTCATAATTTTTTGTTTTTAGTTTCATAACTGAAGCCCATCGGCTGATAAACCTCGGCAAACTTTGTTACTGCAGTTGAAAAATTAGCCCAGGCACTTATCACTTTTGGGCTTAGTTCTTTAAGTTCTTTATTTGTGGTACTTACATTGGCTTTAATTGCTGCCATTTCTGAATGATTCATTAATTTTGGTGTTTTCATAGTTGTAAATTTTAATGATTGATACTATTTTTTTCAATGAATGATTTTAAAATACTGATTCTTAATTTTAAACCATTTAATTCTTCATTCATATCTTTAAATGATTTTACAGTTTCAGAATATGGAAACTGCCCTTTAAAGTCCCCGATCTCGTAATTACTTTTAACTACTCTATATAGGTCGAAAGGTATCATTATGGACTTGCCATTTATGAAATTATAAAAGTCCACGGAAATTATAGTTATTCTCTTTTTATGAGAATTTGAAAATGTTACATTTTTTATAAATCGGTATTTTATGTCAATCCCGAATAAATGCTCATATAATTTTGCATTTTTTATAACAAGCCGTTTTAACTTGGTTTTTGTGACAATATTAAAATTTTGGAAGGATTGGTTTATGCTACCTTTCAAACTAGCTTTTAAAAAATATTTGTCTATAAACTTATTTGTTAATTTTAAAGTATCCATAGCTTTTTTATTTATTAATGTACTGTAAAGATACAGCCTTTCGGAACTGGAAACTATGACATATGTCATGTTTTTGAATTATTATTGTTAATAAGTGTTAAAAGTTTTGCTTTTCAAATGGCCAATATTCTTACAATATCCATTGTGCTTCATTTGCCAGCACTATTTAGTGTTTCTTCAAGCAATTCGTTATATAGGATGTTGCATTTATTCCTCTGTTCTTGCCAATCATTAAATAAATTCATAAGGTCGTAATTTTCAGTTTGTAAAATCATACCCATCAACTTGACTTCTAATTCATTTAGTTTTGATACTTGTGATTTGTGTTGTTCTTCTAATTTTGTCATAATATTTAATTATTAGTTTGGTATATACAGATGTTAGCGTTAATGCTAAGTACGCTCTATTGGTCGCCATTCTACAATATGCGAAATAATACTATCATCTTTTTCGGCAAAATCACAGAATTTACTTCCGTCAATTATACCTTCATAAGTTCTAGCTATATAAATATTTCCAAATTTATTTTTTGCTAAAACAAAATCACTTCTTTTCCCATCCCATTCGCCAGTTTCATAAGCCAATGGGCTTTCATCTTCTGTTTTTATCCATTCATTTGCAAAATTGAATCCTTCCCTAAAATGTGATACATAATCCCCAGAGAAATAATAATCATCATCTCTTTGATATACTTCTTTTTCTGCTTCTTTTACTGTTTTCATTTTTTTTAATTATTAGTTGGGTCGTTCTTTACTATTTTCATCCGCAAAATCCTCCATCATTGCAAGTAGCGTATCAATTTTATTTAAGTCTGGCTCTTCCTTTTCAATCTCTTCTTTTGCGTTTAAATACAACATGTGCATATAACTTTTATGTCCTTTGAAGCCAAATACAGTACTTATCGTATGTTGCATTTCAAAAGCTGCCACGCTAATAGTAAAAAACTTACGTAGTGCATCAATTTTATTAAGTATATTATTCATAGTATTTAAGTTTTGTGTTTCAAATCCGTAAAATTACATGCCATACCAAAACAGTTATATTAAATTGTGAAATCCTTAATAATTATTTCAATATTTAATGCTTTTGCAACTTTTTCTACACTCTCAATTGATGCAGTACCTTTAAACACATTGTTAATTGTGCTTAATGATAGGCCTGCAACTTCTGCAAGTTCATATTTCTTTATCCACATGTCAGATATTTCTATTTGATGGTTAATTGCTTTTAATAAATGTTCTTTTGTTTTCATTTTTTAATTGTTAGTTGTGTATATACAGATGTTATGCGCAATTAGAGCCACTTACTAGCAACGCCAATTATTCGAAACGTAAATTTAAGTATTTGTATAAATTCATTAATGTTAGTTATTTCATTCATATTTTCATAAATAGCATTAGCCATAATTACCTCTTTCTCCGTTTCAAAAGCTAGGTTACTAATCATTTCAATAGTTGAATGATAATATTTAATCTCTCCTTTATCCCATTTTATTGATATATGAGGGTAATCATTTTTAAACGTGTCTGCAAAATGGCTTCTTACCATCATTCTCTCATTAAGGTTAAGACCTTTTTCTTCTAATAAATTCCATGCTTTGTCGTGAGTTTCTTGGTTCATAATTTTAAGAATAAAAGCGCATAACAACAGCTATAAATAATAGCGGTTTTAGTGCCATACGCAAGGTTTGTAATATTAATTTAATTCATCTCGTTTTGATAATTTGTGCTATTTATCCGCTACTATTCATAGCCAAACGTTATACATAATCGTAATTTTTTTTAGTTCTTTAATATTATACTGAATAATAATCATCTGATTTTAAAAATTGTTTCCAATCATTCTCAGTGTTCATTTCTTCGCTATCAAATTCCTCTTTGCTCATTTCGATAGTTCTATATTTTGCAAATACTTTACCATTAAAATATTTTCTGATAGTAAAAGTTCTCTTACTTTGATTAGCTGCTACTTTGATTATTTCATTTAAAGTTCTCATAATTTCTAAGTTTTAAATTTTAAATTAAATTACCGATACACCAAATAATAACTGCTAAACTAATTATTATTACATCAGTAGTTAGCATTACTCTTGTAACGTTCCGTTTAAAACACAATCTAATTAGGCTTATTATTCCTAAAATGTAAATTGTCCATATTATTAATTCAATTATTCCCATGGCTATATTTATCTCTATTTTTATTTATATTTTTAATTTGAATATCAGCATCTTTTATTAATTCAGTAGTTTTTTCTTGAGCTAATTCAAGTTTTTTAATTATTATTTCTAAGTGTCTCATTCGTATCTTTTGATTGTTAATTATAGTGTAAATATATACATTATTTCTAACGTTTAAGTCATTATGGCTAGTTGTATTGTGTTAATAAGTGTTAAAAGGTTAGGGGGTTGGGTATATACAGATGTTACGCACAAGCTTTCTTGAAGCATTGTAGCCATAAATTACACCACATTATTTGTATGTCAATACTTATGTGGTAATCGCTATGTCCAGTATTTTTAAATACTCTTAACATTATCCCAAAATCATCCCACTCCCAAATTATGCAAGGTTTACAAAGCCAGTGCATAACACGCAATATAAAATATTTTTGACGTGGTGGTTTTTTGAATAATCTACTATTTTTATACTTTTCTGCTAAATTCATAAGTTATACATTTTAATTAAAAACATTTCATATTGCCATTCGTTATGCCTTATTTGCCAATCCACGCCTATGAAAATCATCCTGTATCAAAAATTCAGTTGTCAATATATCTCCATTGCTTATTTGTATCTGAAATTTATTACAGTATTTTAATCTAATTAACTGTATTATTTTACCGCCCTTTCTTCCAAATCTATCAGTCCATTGGGGTACTATTTCACCTAATCTAAATCCGTAAAGCTTCTTTGTCCGTGTCATTATTCAAGTTTTATACCATTATTGTACTGTAAAGATATACATTATTTATTAACTCTTTCGCATATAGAATGAATTATTTTATATGATATTTATCATGTTTAGAATTAAATATAATGGGTAATTGTATTATTAATTTAATTGGTTGGATTGTAGACATGATGTTTGTCATGTTTTTGATTAATAATATAAAAAAAACCTGTACTATGAATACAGGCTTGTTATAAAGCGGGAAACCACCCCCGCCAAAATCAACTATGAAAACTATGAAAAATTTAATCTAAAATATCATTCTTATTATGCTTTTTATGTCTACGATGTTAGATAATGTTCCTAAACCTAACAATATTAAACCAACCATCCATTTATATTTTTTTACTACCCGGATAAAGTCGGTATCTTCCTCTAACTTAGTTACTCGCCCATTTGTTTTTGTTACCTGAATTAATACTGATTCAAGTTTAGCAACAATTACTTCAAAGCCGCTATTCATTTGCACAATTACGCTGTCTAATCGCTGGTTAAATGAGTCATGTTCTAGTTCATCTCGTGTCTTTTCTTCCATAATAATTAATTGACTTTTCAATGATAATAATTCATTTATCAAAGAATTTATTTTTTTTATAATTATTTCTCTTTTTCTTCGTAAAAATGCCCTGTAAAAATACTCAAAAAAACTTAATCCTAAAAATATTCCTGCTAATATTTCGATTTTGAAAATCCATAAATACTTCCCAATAAAACTGCTATAATAAAAGACATCTGGAACCATGCGCTACCACTAATAAATAAAACACTGTTATTAATTTTTGCCATGTAGCAGATATTCTCATAAACCTCAATTAAATTCCAAATAATCAAACCAAATAATATCAACCTCGATGCAATTTTTTCTTTTTTTGTTAAAATGAATATAAATAAAGATGTTATTAATGTTGATGCACCTATCGCATTTGTTAAATATCCAACAGGTGCATTAAAGTTGACAACCTCATTAAATGGAACCTCAGCAAATAACATTAAAAAATATTCGCAAAAAACTGTAGTCGAAAATAATGTTAAAGCTATCCAATTAATTCTTAGATAATTCATTTTTTAATTCTTTTATCTCATTCTCAAGAATTGCAATTTGTTTAATTAAATAAGTTACTATCTTATTATCTCGAATTTCCTTGCTTTCATTAATATCAAATGTTTCACTTAATTCTAATGTTAGCTCTGTTGTTATTTTGGCCACGTTTGGTGGCAATTGCTCTACTCTTGGCATAATTCTATTTATTAATGATGTTAGTGTGTAATTTGTTACCTATTGTAATTTAATTATTTTTTTACTATTAAAGGTAGTTCATCTATATTAATATACTTATTTTTTTTCTTTGGCTTCCAAATTGCACGAATAATAATATTAGTTGCTATTCCAGACAAAGCAGTAAAAGCAAAATCTGAATAAGAAAAGTATCCAGTATTAAAAGTATCATAAAACTCCTTGCTTGCAGCTCCTGTAATTGCTATTAGTGAGGGTGCAATTGGGTTCATCTCTTTGTATGAATATTGGCCAATCGTATACATCCCACTTGAAAGAACTATACCAGCTCCAACATGATAGTATTTATCTTGCTTTATTTGAGCGTTTAAAGTAAAAGAAAATAGAAATAATATAGTTATTAGTTTTTTCATAATTATGTTATTGTCCAACCATTTGTAATTAGGTTATTATAAGCCGTGTCACTGGCACTTGTCCTTGCGGTGTTTCCTGTTATTATTTCTAAAGTTCCATTTATCCAACCTGTCCCGTCTAAATTTATAAGTTGATTATCGTGTTCAGTTGCAGAAAGAGAATTGTTTTTAAAATCAATTTCAGCAGGTGTAGATGTTGCGTAAACTGATAAATCTATATTAGGTAAAGCGCATCCATCCATGTCAAAATTATTTAAACTTCCATTCCCCACAGATGCAAGTGTTATCCCTGTCATTAATGAATTAAACCTCCAAATAACATTTGTGCCTGTAGGTACATTTGAAGCATTTACTGTGCCTGTGATATTACAGCTATATGCGTAAAATGTTGAAGTCAAGGTGTTACCTGAGCTTGCAAAGGTTATTCCTGTTAATAAAGAGTTAGAATGAGAATCGAATACTACACCAATAGGCACGTTAGATAAATTTAAAATTCCTGTTAAATTACAGCTATAAACTTTAAAATCACTTACTAATGAGTTCCCTGAGCTTGCAAAGGTTATTCCTGTTAATAAAGTGTTAGAATACACTTGGAACAATCCTCCTATCGGTACATTTGATAAATCTAAAACACCAGTTAAATTATTAGTATATAACCTAAATGCAGTAACTTTTACATTTCCTGAGCTTGCAAATGTAAGAGTTGTTAATGAAGAATTAGACCTAATTTCTACGCTTCCTCCTATTGGTACATTTGATAGATTTAATGATGTAATTGCCGTAAATCTTATAATTAAATTATTTACTATACCATTACCAGAAGTTGCAAATATAATTTCTGTTAGCCCTGCGTTTGAATATGGTCTAAATATTCCACTAATAGGGGCTAATGACATATCTAAAACTCCTATATATAAATTGGTATTTATGTTAAATTCAGTTAATAATCCTGTTTTTAGTCCTGATATAAACGTAATCCTTGAATTATCAGCTACAAATTTAGTAATACCTAGTAAATCCCCTGTAATCTCAGCAATATAAGTTCCTGCTAAAGTGTAAGTATGCGTTAACTCAATACCACTTACAAAATTTTCTGTAGCACTTCCATCCTTCCAATCAATTGTAAGTGTACCACTGGCAAAAGTTAAGTTAATGCCAGCAGTAAACCCAGCAGTTGGCGTCATTGTGATTTTAATAGCATCTGCTGATACTTTTTGAGATAATAAACCAATAGGATAAGTAATCATAATTTAAAATATTACCTGTGTCCATCCACTTGATACTTCTGCCTGAAATTGCGCAATAGTATCTATATCTACATTCCTATCTACAACAGTAGGTGTAGCCCCACCAAATGAAGAAAAAATGATTAGCATTTCAGAACCTTTTAAATATTTAGAAACTGAGTTGCCTATTGGATTTGATAAGAAATAAATTTCATCATTCGTATCTTTTTTCCATACTTCTGCTGAAACATCAAACCAGTTTTTGAAAGCTTTTACTTCCACTGATGCAGTTTCATCTAAAGTAGTTCTATTTGGCAAACCATCAGGCAGCAAATCGCCTAATATAGCAACATCCGCTTTAATAGCTAACAAATATTCTTCCACTTCACCACCAGCAGTTAATATCTGGTTGATTTGTCCTAATGTCAACAATAAATCGCCTTCTACAATAGTATTGCCATTGCTTGCTGTTCTGGTTAAATCCGAACGCCCGACTAATAAATCATAATAAAATGATTCTAATGTTCCGCCTGTTTGGATAGAAGTTGTTGGTACTGTAAATTTCATGTTTTTTATTTTTAAGGTGCTATTGTGTTAATTGTATAATGTACATCAGAGTTGGCATTTACAAATACTGTTATTGTGTTGTATGCTGTATTAGTATTATCTAGTGCAGGTGAATTATCATAGGCATCGCCAAAAGTTGCACCTATTGTTATAGTCGGTGGAGTTGCAGTGTTAATGTATAAATCTATTACATAAGTTCCTGGCAATAAATTTGATAATCCTATTGTAGTATCAGCAGTAACAGCCATGTACTGATTATTCCCGTTATTACCATCAAATGTAGTTGATGCTGCAAATGTTTGTATATGGTATCCACCGTGAGCCTGCCCATTAACTACTAAGTTTCCCGTTAATGTTAATAAGGTTTTTGTTATTGTATTTGCTAAATCTAATTCTATTTGCTCATTACCGGCAGGCAGTAAAATAGCCTTTAGTAAATTTGATGTAACAGCTAACTTGTCAGTTAAATACGAATTGGTTGTATCGGTTGCTGATATTCTTACCTTATCATCTAATCCACCGCCACCAGAAGCACCACCACCACCAGTTCCACCTATTAATCTTGTTCTATTATCAAGTGTGCTTATTTCTGTCCATGTAGCACCACCCCCACCAGTTCGAGCAACTACAATTGTATATAATTTAAATAATACACCTTCGGTAATTATGTCATTTGGTGCAACATCATAATTAGATGCATCTGTTAATGCTTCGGCTGCAGAAGAATAATAACCTAATGGTCTAGTAACTATAAGCTTATCACTTGAAGCTAAAGCCCCACCGGACCCGCTGTTTTGCATTCCATAAACAGGAAGCCTATAATAAGCACCATTAACCGCTAAAGAGACTCCTAAAGCGGTTTGTATAATACTAGCTAAATCTGTAACAGTTTCATAAGTTGCTGTGTTTGTTGTATCGTTATAAATCGAATATTTAGTACCATCCTGTAAATCAAATGAACTCTTATGTGCTTGCATGGCAATACCCGCTGTTGTGGCTATTGTTATGCTTGGTGTTGAATTTACTACCACTGTGGCATCTATACCACTTGTATAAGTTGTGCCAAGCTTATCTCTTGAGATATCAGCCATCCAGCGATTAAACCCGTCATCCACTCCATTATCAGGTGCATCATTGTATCTTCTCCATTTGTATACACCCTCTGTTAATGTTCTGGTTACATTAAATAAAGATGCTTTCCCTATTGGCGCTAACTCATCAGAAGTAGCAAGGGTTGAAACCTTTAATTCTGGGGTTGTTCCGTTTAACCAAACATAAATATAATTCTCAAACAAAGTGGAAGCATCAACACCCGCAACTAAAGCAGCAAAAGCGCCATTATTTGGCCCTCCTCCGGATGTTGTGTTAAGTAAGTACCTTGTTCCATCTAAAATAAAAGCTAAATCCTTTAATGGGGCGTTTTGATTAGTGACTTCTATGTAAACAGTTCCACCTGATTCGTAAAATTCTACTGCTGGTGTCTCAACTACAACACCATTTAAAGTTCCTTCAATGTTTACAGTTGTATCTGAGCCGCTAAATGCTAAAGTGTCAACACCTATTACTCCCAAAGTAGCATGTGAAATCAAACAAACCCCAATTCTAACCGGATAATTTGGTGCTTTTGGTCTAACATTTGTCCACCCTCCTAAAACTAAAGGATTTCCATAAACGATATCGCCAGGTGTTAAGGCGATTGTGTTTAAATTTCGTACAGCTCCATATCTTACAGCGTATCCAGGGTTTCCGTTTATAGTTTCGATGGTCATTAACCCAAAACCTCTAATAGAACTATCTATATTTGAGCTATCTAATAATTCAACCTGAAGACTTGCACCAACAGCCCCAGTGACCGAAACAGCGACACCATCTAATAATGTTGCTCCTGTATCATTGACTAATCGTGCTCTTAGTTCTTCGCCTAATTGTAATGAAATACCTTCAATGTCATTATAAGCTGACCATGTATTTTCTGTTGAATCATAAAATAATCTAGCTATCTTATAACTTGGTGGTGTTGCTTGCGGTGTGAAATCAAGCCAGTCAAATACACTTGCAATTGCTTGTACTAATGTTTTGAAATATGACCATAACATATTTTTACCACCAGATACTGAAGGTTGCCCAAATGCAATTCTATCATTATCATCCGGTAGGGTTGGTGTTGTTATTAGCGTCTGATTAAATAATTCTTTTGGCATTATAGGACTGTTTTACGTACGGTTATTAATCTTGGTGTGTAAGGTCGTTTAGTTCTTGAACATTCCCACAAAGGGTATAAAGTATCGTTTTCGTTCAAATATTCTTTCATTATCTGGAAATCACTTAAGGCAATTTCTTGATACCTTTTTTTATAGTTGTTTAATTCTCCTTGTGATAGTTCTACACTTTCGGGTCTGGATTTTTTTACCATACCCGTATAAGAATCTTGTATTTTTGATTCAAGCATATATTCAGCATAAACCATATTGGCTAATTGAAATCTAATACCTTGAAATTCTACTGTATCATTGTTACAGTTTTCAAAAATAGTCCCATCCAAAAGTAAAACATTTAATGCTGTCAATGGATTAGTTTGTAAATCATAAAGTAAAGCATTACCTAGTAATTTTCTAAGCTCTAAATTTTCAACTTCACTTTCTATTTGTGTAAAGTTAGTAGTTCCGCTAATCTCTTTAGTGGATAGCGCCCAATTTTGCGAAATCGGTTTAATTAAGTTCTGTTGTGCCAGTGTTAGTAATGCCATCGTCTTCTATTATTGGTACATTTATCATTGATTCTGCTTTTACTTTATCAATTCCGTATATTTCTGTAATTATATTAATTGCATTTTCAGCTGGGATTATGCCTTTTGCAACTTTCTCCGCTGATTCAAACAATTTTGTAACACCACCAACCGAACCCTTAAGGGTTGCTTGCGATTCTAGTCGTTTTATTTCTGCTAAATCAATATTTTCATCATCTTGTTGTCCTAAACTTAATGGTTTAATATTCCAATTTTTATTGTTCTTAAGTATGTCATTATCAAAGTGTTGAAATACTTCTTTTATCCCTTCAGAAATTACCATTCTATCATCCTCTGTTATGACATTATAGAAGTTATTCGCTTCTCTTACTGCTTCACCTGATGTATTCCCTAAACTTGATTGTTCGTAGTCTATTAAAATGGCTGGAAGTGCTTTTGCTGCCTTTCTAATGTTATTAGAAACTGACTTTTCAATATTTTCAAATAGTTTGTCTTCAATATCTGATTCTAATTGGTCAACTTTAAAGCCTGTACTTTCTGATAATTCGCCTTCTAAATTCAAATCATCTTCCATTATTAACATATTATCACCATCAGGCCCTAATGTGCTTTTTATTGTAGATACAAGTTCTTTCTTTTCGTCATCATTTCCCCCTGGTTGAATTCTTATGATTGTCTTTTTAAAGAATCCATTCCTTAATTGTCTATTCTTATAAAGCGCAATTTCTCCTTCAGTATCACAATCAAGATAAACCTCATCATAATTTGACAAAGGATAAAAAAATTCAGTATCTAAGAAATCAAAAAATATTTGCCCTTTATAATTGTCTATTCCATCAACTCTATTGATTTGCTCTATAAATGCATTTTCATCACGGTTAAACACATTGTAAGAAATAATTTTATTTTTATCATACTTTCCTGATTCTTTATCTTTTTCCCAATTTGTATAAAATAAAACTTTAGCACTGTATCCTGTGTCATCTGGAATAGCAAAGCGCATATTCTTAAATGATTTAACATGCGTGCTTACTATATCCCTGTTCAAATTATAATTACAATGTATGTAGTAGCCTGAATTTCTTGAAACGCTCAAACAAACCTCTCTCAAAATTCGCTTCATTGTAATTTGTTTCCCACGGGAATCACGCCCTACAATAATATTATTTATTGCTTCATTTTCAAAACCTTGTCCAGATAAAAAACGAGCATAAATATTTGCAGTATTTTTGGCAGTGGAAGACTTGTTTATCAATCGCTCCATCACTTGAGGGTAATCGTTATTTTGGCCAAAAATCATCAACCCATTAACACCATCATTTATGCGTTTAATGGTTTTGTCTGGTCTAATAACTGCCCTCTTATCTATCTCCTTGGAAACAAGTCTTTGCCCTGCCATTAGTTGTATTTTTTATTTTTGTTTTGTTTGTGCGTATTTCTTTGAACTTTCTTAACCTTATTTACTTCTTTTACTTCTTTTATTTCTTTTATTTCATCAACTTTTTTAACTTCTATTACTTTCGCGTTATATCCTTCCGGAAGTGTGATAAAATGCTTTTCATTTAAAGCTCCAATTTTTAATAACTGAATTGCCTTTTCGTCAGTTAAATACTCACTTGCAATGTGTTCGCACAATGGGATTAACTTCCCATCCTTCATGACAGTAGGTATATACATACGTCCTTTAAAACTTGGTACACAAGTTCTTGACTCTATTTTTTTTAATAAATCTGCTTTCATCTTAATTTTTTTATGGTAATCTCGCATACACTTTGTACAAGTATTTGGTTGCCCACCGTTTAAAAAGTATTTTGAATAAGTTTTTAAAAGCGCTATGGTATATTCACCACTCTTTAAAATGGTGTCTATATCCATAGCTGCTAATTTATCTATCATTACGCTGGTGGCGTTTCTAATCCAACTAATAAAGCTAAAGTAGTCGCATAATCAGTGCTTAGTAATGTGTAATTACTATACTGCTCCGCTTGTCCATCTAAAGAAGTTACTTCTACATTCCTAGCTCCATTAATGTCATTTGCTCGCATAGAATCCGATGTTGGATACATTCCATTTTTTACACCAAAAACTCTAAAAACACCATCACCATCAACTGTCTTATCTTTACTCTCAACAATTACAACAATATCCTCTAAACTATCTACATTCTCAACATTTTCAGCTTTAAATTCAAAGCCTTGAAAGTTAAAGTAATGTGTGAATTTATCAGGCCTATCGTCTGCAACTACTCTATCAAACCCAGAGTTAAGCAACTTTTTAACACCCGTTAAAGTGTATAATTGCTTGGTTGCCGTTACAGCTATATTTGTAATCTTTGAGAGATTAGTCACATCATAGGTAAATGTTAATTCAGTCCTGTTACCTATCCACGCTTTAATCTCATTACCTCCTATTCCTGAGGTGCTACAATCGGAGATAATGTCTCCCGCTATTCCTTTTACACAAGTCATATCTATTATTTTAGTAAGCTACAACAATCATATATTCTTCTAATTCTTTAGAATCCAAAGTAAAACCGTATGCAGTTTTATTTTGTCGCTCATCCTGATTGTACCATTGCTCTAATTCGTTGAAATCATTTTCGTTCAATGTTCCTAAAGGTATATTCTCAGGCACAGTGAAAACAATTCTGTGAGGTAAATAATAAGAAATACCTGCTGAGTTATTTTCAAAGTCTTCCCTTGAAGATAAATCCCAGATAGTCTCCATGTTTACAACATCGTAACCAGACCATTTAACTGACTGCAAGCCATCTTGAACAATATTAATATCGTATACAATGCCTTTGCTTTCTAAATATTCTACGTAATTATCGTACATCTCACGAGATACTAATAATTGAGCGTTTGGATTAGAGCGCAATCTACTATCAGAAGCATTTTTAATACTTTTAAAATATGCTACTGCTGCACCGTCTGCTAATGCTAATTGAGCTGATTTACTAGTAAATACTGAGTTTTCAGTAATAGCAATACGCTCGATAGTTGTAGCTGTAACAGCGTCAAATATTTGCTCCCAAAGACCATCAAAATAATCATAAAACTTCACATCTGCTGCACTTGCTAAACCTGGTACATCAACACCACCGATTGTTGTAACCGCTGGAGCTTCAACAATTAATGTAGTTGCGCCTGCACCTGCTACAGTTATCAATGCTGCTGCTGCTGGAGTTGCTGCGATAAGTGCCGCTAAGTCAGTTATCGTTTTTGCACCTGCTGTCAATTCAACATCGATAGCCGTTCCTGTAACTGTTATAGCTGCTGCACCTGCTGCAACGTCTGAAATCTCAAAAGTAATACCATTACCTGCTGCACCTGTTGCAACTGCATTAACAATTAATAATGGGTTATCAACACATGTTACAGATGCGTTTGTTTCGCTTGCAACTGCTACACTAGTGTTACCAAACCAAGCAGCCCTCCAGATAGTTTGTACCATTGTTTCTTCCAAAAGAATAGCATAAAATATTTCAAGGTCAGTTCCTGTAATATCATACAGGTCTCTATACTTTTGAATTTTGCCGAAATACGCTTTAAACAATCCGTCTAATTCAGCAGCACAAACAATCAAAGTATCTTCGATACCTACTGGATTCCAATACTTCTCTGTTAATGTGCTCTCTGGGCTTGAAGTTTGTCGTGTACAAGCTGCTGCTTTTTTTAATCCTGTTTTACTAAACTGCGAAGCAAAAACAATCTGCGATTGCATCTTAATTCCCGTTTGAAAACTACCATGAATTTGCTTAAATTCTGGACGTTCAAAAACTCTTTCTATAATGAAGTCCTTAATTTCCTGAACTTCAATAGGCTCTAAAGTTAAGCCGCTTAAATCTACTCCTGTTGCCATTTTATATTATTTTTTTTTATAAGTAAAACTCTTTTTGCCAGTATTTTTTTCTTCCGGCACTTTTATTTCTTCTTTCTCATTCGAGAATCTATTCTTAAATTCATTGAACTTTGTTTCAATGTCCTTAATATTAGATTCAAGTGTATTGCTATTTGCTTTTAAATCATTGTACTCTTTTTCTTTAGTACTATATGAATTTTGCAATTGCTCATTCTCTTGCTTTAACTGTTCTACTTCCTGCTTAAGGGCTTCTACTTCGTCATTCCCTTCTGCTTCGGCTTCTTTAATTTCCATCAAAGTACCTGCTTCAAAAACATAAATAACACCATCAGGCATTACATGCTCTTTATTTGCTGGTTCACCGTTTACAGTAGCTGTGTTACCTACGGCTATTTGCTCAACAGTTTCTATCTCATCTCCAAAATCTAATCCATCTCCATTAACATCTTGAACTACGAGGTTCTTAACGGACTTTATGAAAAGATTTTTTACAACGGCCAAAGTATCATTTACTTTATCCCCGATTGTTTTTAATTCTTTTTCTTGTTCTGCATTCATTTCTTCATTTTTTATTTCTGTTTGATTAATAAAATTCATTGCTATACATTCATCTACATACATAAAACGTTCTTCTTTCATTATTGCTAAAATATCATCAATTGATTTTCCAGATATTTCAGAATAAAAACTTGCAAGCCTATTCTTTTCAGTTCTTAATTCGTTTGCTGTTTTTTGAAATTGTTCATCATCGCCCATTTCTTCAGTCCAGGGATTATGAATCAAAAGCCTACTTTGGCCTGTCATTTCCCTGTTTGGAGTTGATAATAAAATTTGAACACATGAACTAGCACACGTTCCAAGTACTGTGATTTTAGGCTGCTTACCAGAAAGTTTTATTGCATCGTGAATTTTCCAACCCTCGAATAAATCACCTCCAAAAGAATCAATGACAATCTCTTTACCCATGTCGACATAAGGCAATAAACTGTCCATTGTTATATCAAAACCAACCTCGCCTTTAAAGTGCATACCATTTTCACCAAATGGAGTAGGCTCTACCGGCTCAAAGAAAAATAAAAAGTTCTTAATGCCTTTTTTATTTAAAATTTCTTCGGCCTGTTCTTTGTTATATCGTGATTTATCGAATAATAAAGACCGTTGCAGTCCTTTATCATCTAAGTATCGTGCTATGAATTTATTCATATTTACAAAGTTATAATTAAAATCTATATATTCAAAATATCTTATAAATAAAATCTATATTACAGATGTAGTATTATTTGCTGACTCACTATTTTGCGCATTTGTAACATCATCAATCACCAATGTTGGTTGAACTGTTATGTTATTATCGTTATTATTATTTATTGAATCCCTACTTATTATACCTTGGTTTACAGTTGGTGCAATTGCACCCGGTCGTTGAGGTGCAGCGGCTGTACTGCTTGAAATTGAACCTCCGCCACCAGAAGAATCACCAGGCAATCCACTATCAACCGATAATATATTCTTTACATTTGCTAAACCAGCAGCAACAGCAGCGCCAGCAGCGGCAATACCTAATGCGGGGCCAACTATTGGGATAGGAGCTAGTGAAGCATAAGCACCAGTAGCCGCCTGATATGTGCTAATTGTAGTCGAAGCAATAGCAGCGGCCTTACCTACTGCTGTTCCTTCACCTGCTATTTGTGCAAGGTTACTTGCGAAATCGGCACCCAATGAAAGCTTTGCGTCTACTTTTGCTTTCTCTAAAGCAAGATCGGCCTTATCGAACTTCTTTTTTATATTCGTTGTATCAGCTCCAATGCTTTTAGCAAAAGCAATCTCTTGTGCTCTTTGAGCTTCTAACCGGATTCTTTCTTGTTCTAATAAATAAAAAGCATTATCTTGATTAGCTGCAAATTCTGCCTCTTTCTCTATCATTCGAGCTTGTCTGGATTGTTCCCTTAACTCAGCTAAACCTTCTTGATGTGACTTTTCAGCTGATAATTCAGCTTTTAATAATCGTTCCGTAATGGCCAACTCTTCAAGTGCTTGCGCTTCAAGTTCTGCATTTTCGGCATCTGCTATTTTTTGTTCTTCAGCCCTAATAGTTTTTAATAAAGTAGCTCTTTCGGTCTCAAGTTTTCTTGTCTTTTCAAAGTTAGATTTACGCACATTGTATATATCTGCCAGTGCATTTGCTTCTTTATCAAGGTCTTCTTTTGTACTTCCAGCTAATGCATTTTGTGCTTTTTGAATTGAGTATTTTTGTTGAGCGATACTTAAGTTTCTTGCTAATACTTTTTCTTCAAGTATTAAAGCTTGATTTAATTTATCAAGTCGTTCCTGACTGGTGAAATTTTCTTTTTGCGCTACATCATTTCTAAGCTTTGCTATTTTTTCTAAGTCCCTAGCATTTGCAACTATTGAGCTTCTTATTTGTCTATCTAAATTACCTTGTCTTTTTGCAAGTTGTTTACCTATTTCAATTTCTCTTTTTTGCTCTTCTATAAATTCACTTACTGCTTCCTTAGCATCTCCATAAGCTTCACCTAAATTTTTAACACCCTCTGCTGTTCTTTTTGCAGCCTCCAACATCGCTTTTTCGTTTGCCTCAATATCTTTTTGAGCTTCATCTATTGCCGCCTGATTATCGGTAAATATATTTTTAAACTCCTGCCAGTTTTTATTCATTCCATTGAAAAACTTTTTTATATTTTCAGAAGCAAATTTGAACGTTCCTACTAAAATATTACCGAATGTATTTTCAAAGAAATCAGATATTTCTTGTAACGTTTCTTTTGGTTCTAATAATGCTTTGCCCAATGCAGCTAAAGCGGCAATTATATTATTAAATACAACCTCAACAACCGACCATAATTCGTTAAATGTGTCTTGTCCTTCCTCTGTACTATTGAAAAATGCCTTTAAAGAGCCTACTACTAAAGCGATTGCCGCAACTATTAACCCAATCGGTCCGAGTGCGACACTAAAAGCCCTACCCATTGCAGTAGCACCAGCACTTGCACGACCAACAGCGGGCACAAATTGGCCTAATACCCCAACTGATTGACCCATGCTTTGGTTATAATTACCTACATTTCGCCTAGTATCACCAGTTGCTTTTTCTTCCTTCTTTAAAGCTGCTGTTAATTGGGCTTTTTGTGCTGTTAATTTCTTGCCTTCTACTGTGTTTGTTCGTTCTTCTTTGCTTAATTTAGACCATTGCACACTTACGACGGCTAATTGTTTACGCATTTGGTCTATGCTGCCAGTATTTGCATCATTTGCAGCTATTACATTTTGTGTTAGTTTTTGATTAGTACGTAATTCAGTAGCAACCACCTTCAAAGATGCCTGACTTTCAATATATTCATCGGATAATTCACCTTGTGTTTCCTTAAGTTTCTTTGATTCTTCCTTAAGTTGCTGCATAGTTATTTGAAGTGCCCGTGTATCACTTGTGGCTTTCTCAACATTAATCGTCAAATCTACTATTTCTACTTTTTCAGCCATAACTAATAATAATAATCAAATTCACCATCGACAAAAGCATCTTCTACACCATCAGCCCAATAATTTAAATCGGGTGGAGTTACAGGTGTTCTATTTCCAATTTTTAATAATTCTACCTTTGTAGGGTTCTTACTTTTTTCAGGATTAAACCCACTAATCTTGTTTATAAAAAAAGCACCGTTTAATTCTTTAATCCAATATTGTTTAAAAAATTCAAAGTTTCGAATGTCTTCCATTGTTAACCACATCTCAACATCATACATTTTTGGATAATCAATTATTTCATCAAGAAAATTATACTCATCAGCGAGATTATAAATTTCAGCAATTTGCATTACTCTTTGTTCTACGAAAAAATATAAAGTATCTGAATATTCATAATACCAAGTAACTATCTCCCTACTTGTATATGTATCGCTAATGTAAAATGTGAATGTATTAAATGATTCCTTATCTCCTAAGTATGAATAGGATTCGCTATTTGAATTAATAATAGAAGGTACATAAGCGTCTATCTCTATTAAATCAGCATTTATATCTAAGTTTACATTTAAACATGTTAGCAGTTTGCTATTTGCTAAATCACTTCCTTCCGGATAAACTTCTTTAAACTTAATATAATTATTTTGTGCGTATCCATCTATTCGAGGTTTAAAATTTGGAGTCCCAGTTATCTTGCCGCTAAAATCAACAACCTCCGCAATGTCTTCTATGTCATCAAATCTTGCAAATCTTATTATATTATCAGAACCAACTTTAAATTCATCTTTAATAATATTTAGATGATTCATAAATGAAACGACAAAGTCATATACTAATTTATCAGCCTTATCTTTTTGCTCAGTTAGTGGTAAAAAAGAATCCGTTCTATTAATTCTAAAAAATGAATTGCCATCTCTCATATACACGTCTAGTTCTCTAATAGGTATGTATAATTTTTGCGCAATAACATCATCCCAGATATTAGCTGGAAGAACTCCTCCCGATGTAAGTAAGTTTACATTATACTTGTATTCAATAAATTCAAATAATGTTCTAACATAGACACAAAAATGCCCACCTATCCCTGATTCATCATTTGTCTCTCTTCTTAAATAAATCGCCCCTCCGATATTACCATAATCATAGGTAGTTTCTAAAAATTCAGTCCCTGTAGGAATGCCAGGATAAAGTATTGTGCTTGTTGGATTACTATTTACAAACGAGGAAAAGGAAACTATTGCCATATTAGTTGAACTATCTAATGCAGTTGCAACATTCCTAGTTAGTATTATTGAATCACCATCAGATGAAGCAATAAAGTATTGAGAAACAACTGTATTTGAATTTAAAAGAATTGCCGCTGCCGCTGCTAATGTTGCTAATGTTGTAAATCCTGATATAGCAACATATATTGTTTCACTCCCTAATAAAGGATGAGATACAACAACATTCATGCTAGGATTAAATGGCGTTCCGGTTCCGGTTAATTTTGTTTGAATTGCCTGTCTCTGCCCTACTGAAACATAATCGCCAAAGTTCCCAATAAAGTAAGGAAGAAACACCCCACTTGTGGAACTGTAATATGAATCTAAAAATGCAGAACCTAAACCAGTAAAAGGATCGGATTGAATTGGTAATCCCTTTTCAGAATTTAACCACACTAATAATTCATCTACAAAATCAGGCCATAAGTCCCGCTTAATATCTTCCCAGAAATCTTGCTTTTCAAATATAAATAAATTGATTCTATCGTTTATATTTTCAACCCTTATCTTTGCGTTGTTAATTATCTTGTCATTATTTAGCCAATAATTACAAATTGCAGTTTCATAAACTTTAGTTGATTTGCTTTGAGGGTCGTTCGCTAATCCAAAGATTGAAAGGTTGTTTGAAGTAAGCGGGACATTAAAAGTATTACTGACAGTTACAAAAGCCTTCCCTACATCTTTGACATCATAACTTTGCAAGTCTAACCCAATCGATGTCTTTTCGTCAATATTTACTTCTATATCATTTATCCTTAATAACCTGCTCATATCATCGTTATACTGTAATGCGTTGGAAGTGTGATGGTTATATCAATCCTTCCTGTATTCCCTCTTGACCTTTTCACTATTGAGTTTTGTACTTGAATTTCAACTGCCAACCAGTCACTTACTATGTCTGTTGTGCCATCCCCGATATATAAATAAACTCTAGGGCTTGTATAAATATCGGTGAGCTTTTCTAGTTCTTCATTTGTTACATCTGCATTAGCAAATATTTGTCTCTCATTATTGTAACCAATTGAGTTTTCACCTGACTGGTCAGTTTTTATATTGGTGATAAATTTATTAACCTTACCAATCAATTTAGGATTGTCTCTTTTTTCGTAATAACTATTAAAAGGATAAAACCTATATTGGCCATTCCTATCAAGATACTTTAATATCAACCCACCATCGCAATAATCAATAGGCTTAACGGTTTTGCTTGCTACATTAATGTAGTTCACCGTCCAGTTAATTACCTTCTCGGTGTCTGCTATTGTTTTGTATCTGTAATATCCTATTGAACTCATACGTGCTGTATAACAATATAACCTCTATTAAACGATGGATTATTAAATAATGAACTATCAAACCATGCAAGGCCAACCCTTGATAATGATACACTAGTAATATTTATTTGGTTAATAGAACCTACTACAACTCCATTTCTTGAAACTAAATCGTAAAATGCGTTTGTACCATCTTCTATAATTACTACATTGATACTTCTTATATCTGCCAATATTAATCCATGTGCGATACTTACACTTGCAGTTGTATCCATATCCCAATTACCAATGTTTACTACTGTGGTATTTAGTGTTGGAGTTGTGAAAGTTAGATTCGCTTGCATATAAGCAACTAACTCCGCTATTGTCATGTTCTCAGTAATAACACCAGCCCCACCAAATGCAATATTTTTAGTATTCGTAGGTGTCGGGTTATTAGGTTGTTCAAATATTCTTTCTAATGCCATTATACTGCTGTTAAGATTGTAAAAATATCATCGTTGTAATCTGTAAATTCATCATCGTTATAATCTGCTGCTGTTGCTTCTGTTAATACGGGGCCATCTATTGCAACCAGATTGCTTTCATCATCATTGTAAAAGTAAACATAAACGAAGCTATCTTGTGGAGCAAAAAATGTATCACTATCATTATTAAATTGGTCTTCCAAATTAGGATATTCACCAAATTGTCTAAATGCCTGCGCTGCATCAATCAACACCTCATCATTGGTAGTTGATAAATCAGGGTCGATAAACTTAATTTTGAATTGAGTAGTAATATTATCTACAAATTCTAACGTATCATTTAATTGAGCGAAGTCTTCAAAGTCATCAATCAATGCTTTTAATGCACCTTCGGCTTTAAATACAAATTGTCTGGATGTAGTTGATAAATCTTTATAAGGAATCGCTGCGTATGTTTCTAAAACTACATCGCTTGTATCTAATATTTCCACATCAACAGCATCAGGAGTTAAGCCAGTATAAACCACATCCGCAATAAAAGTTAAAGGGCTTTGTATCGGCATAAGATTAGAACCGTTTACAATGTTGTCTTGAGATATAGTTATACTAGTTATTGCCATTATAAGTTACAATTACAGTTATCAATTGGTCTTAAGTAATAAGCAAAGTTGTGTTTCTCATACTTCACATAATTTCCTTTATTGTCCATGGTCAAAATAAAATCAGCTTCAATTTTCATTATTACCACCGTATCAATAATATCATAATCGAATGATTCAGGTGGTGAAAAAATATAACATTCACCTTCAATCATTTCTGGTTGATAATAGATAGGTTCACATGAAAAAAAGAATAATACTAAAATAATTAAATATCTCATCTTACTATTTTTATAACATCACTTTTAATTTGGTCAACCTTAAACAATAATAATTGACTGGTCAACTCTTTTATCTTATCATTGGTAATTACATCAGAGACTAAACCTCCTTTATTATATCTGTTTGGAACTTTCCATCCTTCCCTTGCAATCTTCCAGGCGACAGCATAAGGATTAACATTTATTCCTTTATCCTTTACCCACTTATCTAAGAATGTAGAACCTGCCCAGCCTACCCACGCTTTTAATGCTTCAGGTGATTGATTTTTATTTGGCTGCCTTCCATTCTCTAATTGCTCGGTATAATCGTTTGCTAATATCTTTGCATTAATAGTAGTGCTTGTTACTTCACTTTTACTTTCCAGCGAGTTACCCCAATCACCTGAAGCTTTCAACCCTAATTTAATGTAATTATTAAACAGGTCTTTCTTTGTATCTATTAACCACTTATTTACAATGTCTTCTATCATTGTACAAATATTGCATTAACTGAACTGGCAAAATCTAAATTGGTATCGTAAACATTCCACTCAACAATCATTGGAAAACTTGTAATTTCCAATTCATTATTACAAGCGAACTCATTCATCCCATTGGCTAATAATTGAGCTAAAGCTTTTAACCTTCTATCATACTTTTGCTTTGGTGTCTCATCCATGCTGGAAACAGTGCCAGCTAATTCAAACTTTCTACCTAACATTAATAAACAATTGTATGTTATTGCAGGTATTGAACCATTTTGTAAAGTTGGTTCTGCTTGAAAGTCAGCAATCAATATTAAATCATCAGCTTCAAATTCTTGATTAACTCCTATGTTTGTATAGAATTGGTCAAACGTATAATAGAACTTCCAGCCCTTGCCAGTTGCATAAGTTTCTAAAGCTCCAATAATGTCAAATTGTTCCATGTTTACAAAGTTATAACTTTAATCTATATATTTCAAACATTATATAGATTTTATCTATATTAGTAGATAAATTTTTTTAGTTTAGTTCTGTTTTATTAATATGCTTTTCAAGGTATCTCTTTGCGCTTCTGCCAAACCAACACTCTTGATGCCACCAATCGTAAATAATCCAATCGGTATAGAGTCGTGTCTTTTCATCATGGCTTAATCTCTTAATCCTTCTTAGATGAATACGATACATTACTGATTCAATTACCCACTTGTAAGGCAACCAGTTCTTCAATAGCCTATGAAAAACTAAAAGGTACACGGCTGCATAAATTGAACCGAGTACCCAGAGTGTTATTTTAAATAGTTCCATTATTCTATTATATTACTATTCATATCCCAATCACCAAATACTACTTCACCTTTCTTTAAATCCTTATCGTAATAATTAATAATCCTTCTATAAACATCTTTATTAAAAAGATTATCATCTCCGCCAAAAATCTCAGTACATGGCAATTTTACTACACCTTTTTTTAAATCAGTTGCATTAGGCTCTAAATACTTTCTCTTGTCTTCCATAGTTATTTTTTTCTAATGTTAATTAATCTCTTTTCAAATTCAGTTCTTTCTGCTTCCAGTAATAACTTAGTGAAGCAAATCGAATAAGGTAGTTTTCTTACTTCATCAATCTTTAAGATGTCACCGCCGGCCAATTTATCAAACTGTAAGAATGCTTTATACTTTCCAAATTCGTCAAGCCCTGCAATTGTTTCTTCTGCACTTGCTTTGTGTGATAGGTTTGCCGATTCTCTCTTATTGACCTCTTCTATTTCTTCGTAAAGATACAATCTAAAAGCGTGTAAATCAAATAATGGTAGTTGTGACAACTTGTCTTTATTCTTCCCAGTAAGCTTTTCAATCTCATTAAACAAATCATTCCACATAATAAAACCGCTGGAGTTATAAAGCTCTTGTAAGTCCTTTACAAATCCAAATGACAATTCAATAAACTTACCCAGGTTAAAGATGTCTTTTGGTTTAATATCTGCATACTTAAGATAGTAGTTATAATTATCTCTATCAGTTAGATTGTAGTATTGCAGAAATGATATGTTAGGGACTTTAATTATCATTCTCTAGTTTTAAAAACTCCTTTAAAGTTTCATCGTAATTGGTTTCAAAAATATAATCACCAATATGATATTTTGCTGTATCAATATCGCTAACAGCACAACCAAGTTGAATGCAAATAACCTTCTTTGCAAACTTCCTTTGTATCCTTTTCTTTTTGCTTTTTGGCTTTCTTATTATGCCTTTAGTTGAATAGTATATTCTTTTCATAGTTAAAGTTTTTACAAATATACAAAAAATTATAATGCTTTTTGGCCTTTTCTTTCATTTGATTTAATTACCATTTGAATGTAATACCTTGCTGCATCTATCCTGTGATTATAAGCATCTACTGGAATGCTTTTCTTTTTATCAGACCAAACATAATTATTTAGCTCCGTGCCTATCTTTGTGCTTTCAGTACTTACTATTATCTCATAATCTTGCATTATCTTAATCCCTCTTAAAACTGAACCGGCACCCTTTTTAACCGGATGAATAGTATTAACACCTCTCTTTTTTACATCTGCTATTAATCGAGGTTCTGCGCTATCGGCAAATATTGTTTTGTTTTTTGCTTCAGTTGCTTTAATCTCATTTGCCAATAAATCAACACCTGCATTATTAAGTTCAAATTCTTCTTTTAAATATATCTTTTTTCTTCTATTGTCTATTGCAACTCTAATTAAAACGTCAGGGTCTGGAAAGAAACCAAAGTCTAAACCATAACCGAAAGGTAAACTATTATCGAACTCTCCATACTTCCAGTTATCAAATACAACACCCTCAGCTGCATCTAACCAACCACCTAACATTCTATGATTGTATTTTTCTGGATTAGTAAGTCTTAACTTCTCAGCTTTATCTAAAAACTTTTTCGATAAATTCTCTTTGTTATCTAAATAAGTAGCATGAATATATGATACATTACCTTTTGTTAAATTACTACCAGGTTCAACCCCCTCGTCTTCAAAGAATCTTTTATAAATGAAATGCTCTTTAGTACATGGGTTTAATAATATTATTACTCGGTTTTGTATTCCTTTTTTTCTTACTGATTCATCTATCTTGTCAAATGTTTCTTCATCTGTTAGCTCTTCTGCTTCGTCTAGCACCCATGTTGTTAAATCCTGTATTGATTTTAAGTTTGCTGTCTGGTTTCCTGAGCTTGTTTTAATCCCTCTAAACAAAATAGATGAACCGGATTGAGTATTTAGTATATCGGTCTTGTTTATTTTAAATGCGCTTTGGTGATTTTCTAATTCTATCTTTTGTTCTATCTCTGGTATAATGGATATACCTGCTGATGTTAAAGTGTATCTTGAATAAAGTATATTGTGCCCTGATTCAAAAGATAAGTTTTCAATAAAATCTGATACTGTGAATGACTTTGCAGAGCCCCTACCACCTGTAATAATAAAGTAGTTCGATTTGCTTTGCCATAATGGTTTGAATATTTTTTTAATCTTTAATCTATCCATTCTTTTGGATTAATACTCACAGTTCCTTTATGATTGTTTTCATTCCAGTTTGTAGATAATGATTTTCTTTCATCGTCGTTTCCAATTAACTTATACAAGGCTATTAATTCAGAACCACTTCCCTTGCTTAAACGCTTTCTAAGCAATATTTTTTCTTTTATTCTATTCTGGTATAGATTCGCTTTTATAGTATCCGATTCATTCGATTTGTCAGGGAAGAATAAATAATAAGTAGAAGGTGCTATACACAAAGAATCAATTATATCTTGAGCAAAAAAGTAGCCATCTGTTTTAGATAACTCTATTGCTTGTTTATATATTTCTTCCTTATCGTATGCCATTCTATTTACTTTTAATTAAATCATTTTCTTTTAAAGAAAAGAAGTTCTGCAAGTCTGCATTAGTTGGTTTATAATAAGCTTCCAGTTCTTCGAATAAAGCTTTGTAATCATCTTTCATATACAAGCATCCGTGCTTTGCTAATATTTTTTCTGCTTCTTTGTCCATTGTGTTTTATTTTAGTGTTTCAAATCCGTTAAAAATAAGTTAAATTATTTATACAAAGATACTAAATTTAATTGTTATAATCAATTGTATGTAATTATTCTATCGTTCATAATCAATGATAATTACACTTGCAGGTAAATGATACCATAATATAGCATCTACTAATTTAAATTGTAAATTAAACTCTTTGGCGTTCCTTTTGGCTATTTTTTTTCGCGTCTTTAAGGTTGGCTTACCTACTTTTATTTTTTCCCACTCTAATGCAATTTGATAAATGCAGTTAGATACATTCTGAGTGTGTTGTTCAAGATTTATAATACTCATTATTTTTTTTAATTATTTAATATAGTTGTGGATATTTGGCATTTATGTTAATATTCCTAAAAATTCATTTAATAAATCTATCCGCAAATTTTACCATAAATATATTTTTCCCCCCCTCTTTACTTTTTTAAAAAGCATTTAAAAAGTTTCGTGCGTTTTTTATCATTTTTCGCTGTCATTTTATTTTTTTTGAAAACTAGAAAATGAACACCCTATAAATAGGGGCTTACAGAGGGGGCTAAATCAAAAATGTTCAGACTTTTTTGTCAAAGTTTAGGTTTTCAGAAATCGAAAATTTTTAAAAACTTTTTTTTCGTTTTCAAGGTTTCTAACTTTTCGAAAAAAGGTTTATACTTTTTCCTCGGTAAAAAGGTTTTGCGTTTTTGAAAATTTGCTTTATACTTTTTTGTCAAGAAAAAACTTTCCAACTTTTGAAAAAATACTTTTAACCTTGCGAGCAAAAATTTACTTTCTAAATTTTAAAAATTAGGTTTCAACTTTTTGGTTAAAATCTCAAAACCTTTTTCTTAAAAAAATACTTTAAACTTTTTAGGCTAAAACTCAAAACCTAAATTTCGAAAAAAAGGTTTGTAATTTTTGTTCAACTTTCAGAAACCTAACTTTCGAAAAAAAACTTTCACACTTTTTACTTCCAGATAAAAACCTTTTTGAAAGAAAAAAAGTTTTGCATTTTTTGAAAAGTTAAAATCTCAAACCCTTATTTATAGGGGCTTACAGAGGGTCACTTTTTAACTTTTTGCAAGTTTGTGCGATTTTTGCCGAAAAATCCTGAAACTTTTTATTTTTTTGAAAAAACTCAAAGAACGTTTTAATAATATATTTTTCGCTTAAAAAAGCTCAACCAATTCTTTCTTTCATCACAAATATACGAAATAAAATCTAACGCTTTCTTATTGTGTGATGCTAATAGTGGTTTAATGTATACCATAATTATTTATTTGAATCAATTTCATTTAAAAAAGTTTGCCAATTAGGAAAATCAACATACATGCCACGCTTCCCAAAATTCATTGAAAATACATCTATCATTTCATTTATC